CATTCGCTTGCAGTGAGACGAATTTAACTACCCCCCCCTTGGGAGCCAACAAACGGCTAGTAAAGAATCCCGGATGTGCTAGTATAATCCGTAAGTTAGGAGGAATACATGGCACAGTTTGAAGCATTCGGGACTAACCCGAACGAGATGCGCGCCAAGGGTTCGACGGCGGCGTTTAAGCGTCGGCAATCGTCCGCTGTCCGGTGCCTGGGTAGCGCGACTGATGCGCTTTCCGGGTTTGATCGTGGCGCCCATGTTTTCGGCCTGACTAAAGGCCAATTTTCGATGATCGACATTGCGTCGGCGGTGTTGGCGAAGACCGGGCCGGCTGACGTGTCCGTGTGGACCTGGTGCATTGCGGAATACGAGGCCGCGGCGATCACGGCATTCATGACCAACGGCGCGGTGTCCGGCTTCCGGCTGGTTATGGACTGGGCTGGCGCACAGCGGGACATGCCGATCGTGGCGGACTTACAGGCGCAGTTTGGTGACGACTGCGTGCGGGTGACGAAAAGCCACGCGAAGATCGTGACGATTTCGACGAAATGTGGATGGCGGGTGGTGATCCGTGGGTCGATGAACCTGAACGCCAATCCGCGCTTTGAGCAATTCGATGTGTCCGACGATCCCGCAATTTACGCGGTGGTTGACGACATGATGGCGGAGATGTGGGCGCGCGGGCGGCCGCTCCCGGTCCGGCGCATGGTCCATGCGGACGCGGTGAACCTGCTGGCCGCATCGGACGTGAAAGACGCGCCCGCGACATGGATGCCGGCTGCTGCTGGCGATTGGTGGGGTAATGCGAGGCAAAAAGCCGGCCGCGCCGGTCGATAACGTCGTTGCCGGGGTTTTCGCCTCGGCGGCGGTATCGGAACCGGACTGGCTGACGGAATACCCCGGCGAAAGCTGGGGGGAGCGAGCGGCAGAGATTGCCAGCGAGAAATGGAATGCGGCCGTGGCGGATATGACCCGTATGCGGACGCTCGGCCCGGAGAACGCAACCGCGCTGGAAATGCTGGCGGTGAGTTATGCGCGGTGGCGGTTGGCCGAGGCGCATATAACGAAACATGGTCCGGTGGTCCCTGCGCCACGAACCGGGACCCCGATGCAAAACCCGTATCTCTCGATTGCGAATGGTGCCGCTGAGCGGTGCATGAAGATCGAGGCTGAGTTGGGCCTGCCGCCATCAATGCGCGGGCGGGTCGGTAAGGCTGCTGCGGTGAAAAAGGTGACGAATGCGGCAGACAGGTTCCTTGCCGCGAAAGCGTAAATACCACACCGACACAGACCCCGCCTCGGCATGGGCCGAGGATGTTGTGAACGGCGATGTGGTGTCCGGACATTTCATGCGGCTGGCCTGTGAGCGGCACCTACGCGACTTGAAGGACGGACCCAAGCGCGGGCTTCATTGGCGAACGGAACAGGCCGAGCGGGCGCAGGCGTTTTTCCCGGCGGTGTTGTCCGTCACGGCGGGCGCCAAGGTCGGCGAACGGTTCAACTTGCCCAGTTATACGACGTTTGTGGTCGGCTCGCTGTTTGGTTGGATGCGTGCGGACGGTCGGCGGCGGTTCCGGCATGCGTGGCTGGAACTAGGCAAGGGACAGATCAAGTCGCCCCTGATGGCGGCCCTCGGCCTCTACGTCATGGGCTGGTGCGGGATTGCCCGTTCCGAGGTCTACGCTATCGCGAAAGACCGCAATCAGGCCAACGTTCTGTTTCAGGACGCGGCGGCCATGTGCCAAGCCCCTATTCCGGGGCGCGAAGACGAGACGCTGGAAAGCATCGGCGAAGTCCTGATCCGGGGCAACGGGCAGATGTCATGGATGATTGAGCATCCGGCAACGCGGTCTGTGTTCCGTGCGCTGGCGGGTGACGAACGGGTAAACGGCCCGCGTCCGTCGCTGGTGCTGGGCGATGAGATCCACGAATGGCGCACGGGCGGTGCAATCGAGACCTGGCAGGCGGCAATCGCCAAGATGCCGGGCGATAGCCTGATGCTGCTGGGCACGAATACCCCGGCGGCGGACCAGTTGGTGGGAACCGAGTATTCTGAGGTCTACCAGTCGATCTTGCGCGGCGAAGCTGATGACGACGCGGCGTTCTCGCTGATCGCCCGGACTGATCCCGGTGACGACCCGATGAACGATGAAAGCGTGTGGCGGAAGTCCCTGCCGTGCCTGGGGTTGACGTTCCCGATTGAGAATGTGCGAGGCGAGGTCCAGAGCGCGAAGGGGCGAATGGCCAAGGCTTTGGCGACCAAGCGCCTGTATTTCGGCATTCCGGTCGGCACGGCCGAATATTGGATCGACTTGGACGCATGGGAAGGCGCGCAAGGCCGGGTGGACATGGACGCATTCGCCGGCCGGTCATGCTGGCTGTCATTGGACCTGAGCCGCAAGAACGACCTGACCGCGCTCGGGATCGGGTGCCGGGACGACGAAGGCAGGTTGGTTGCCGCGGTGCGATATTGGAAGCCAGCGGACGGGCTGGCGGACGCGGCGCGGACGGACCGGGCCTCGTATGTTGAGTGGTCCCAGGGGCCGGACCCGTTCTTGAACGCTGTTCCCGGCCGGACGATCGACTATTCGTTCGTTGCCGTCGAAGCGCAACGGATGTGTGCCGAATACGAAGTGGAAATGATGGCGATCGACCCTGCGTTCATGAGCGACTTCCGGGCCGCGTGTGACGCGATCGGGTTTGATACCTGGATCTGGTCGCCGGACGAGAATTACGGCAGCGGCTTGAAGATGGTCATCCACGGGCAGGGGGCGCAGGGCATGACCAGCGACAAAATGCTGTGGATGCCTCGGTCTCTTGGCGTTCTGGAAGACATGATCCTGAACGGTGAGATCGTGATTGACGAAAGCCCCATCACGAAATGGTGTGCGGGCAACGCGGCGATCAAGGCGGATGCGCGCGGCAATCGGTATCTAGTGAAGGCGCAGCAGCGCGGGCGCATTGACGGGCTTGTGGTCCTGGCGATGCTGGCCGGGGCGGCCGAGGCGCGCGGGATGGCCGAGGAAGTGTCGTTTTGGGAAGCCGCATAGCCTGATGGGCATTTTCCACCGCATCATCGGATTTGCTGCAAAGATGATTTCGCTCGAATTGTTTCGCGAGGTTTACGGCGGCGGTAGGGAAAGCACGGCCGGCGTCACGATTAACACGCAGGCGGCGCTTGAGACGGCAACCGCGCTGGCATGCGGTCGGGTGATTTCCGAGGGGTGCGCGCAAACCCCGTGGCATGTCATGCAAGAGCGGGACGGGCGCAAGCAGGTCGCTGACGATCCGCTAGATTACGTGCTTTATCGTCGGCCGAACCCCTGGCAGACTAGCTTTGAATACCGCGAGACCGTGCTGCTGCACGCGATATTCTGCGGGAATGCTTACAGTTTCATCAACCGGGTTGGCGTCGCGCGTGAAATCCGCGAACTGATCCCGATCGAGCCGGGCCGGGTCACGGTCAAGCAACTCCCGAACCTGTCGCTGCAATATCGGGTGACGGCGGACACGGGAGAGGCCAAGGACTTCGGCCAAGACGCCATCTGGCACCTTCGCGGCCCGTCCTGGAACTCGTGGATGGGCCTGGATGCGGTCAAGATGGCCCGAAATGCCCTTGGCCTGGCCATTTCGCTGGAGCAGGGGCAGGCCGAGTTTCAGAAAAACGGCGCCAAGGTAACGGGCGCGGTTTCGGTTGATGGCCGGCTGGACAAGGCGCAGTTTGAGCAAATGGCAGCATGGCTTGACCGCCACCAGATCGGCGGCGACAGGTCACATAAGCCGCTGATCGCGGACCGAAACGCAAAATTCCTCCCGATGACCATGACCGGCGTCGATCAGCAACTAATCGAGACCCGCCGGCACCAGATCGAGGAAATCTGCCGGCACTTCCGCGTCATGCCGATCATGGTGGGGCATTACGACAAGTCATCTACCTACGCGAGCGCGGAACAGATGTTCCTTGCTCATGTCGTCCACACTTTGATGCCCTGGTATCAGCGAATCGAGCAGTCGGCGGACGTGAATTTGCTGAGCGAGGAACAGCGCCGGGCGGGCCTCTACACCAAGATTAACCCGAATGCCTTGATGCGCGGCGCGGCGAAGGACCGGGCCGAGTATTACGCCAAGGGCTTAGGCTCTGGCGGCGGCAAGGGTTGGCTTACCCAGAACGATGTGCGGGGCTTTGAGGATATGGACCGCATCGACGATCCCGAGGCCGATGAACTGGCGCAACCCGCTACCGCTCAGCCACCAGCCAGCCCGCTGGCTGATCCCGGCGCGTAAGGAATACCCCGAATGGACAGGCTTGATTTTGCCCTCGAAGTGAAGGGTCTGACGGATGCTGGCCATTTCGAGGGCTACGCGTCGACGTTCGGTGAGCGCGACCTTGGCGGCGATATCGTGGTTGCCGGCGCGTTCAGGAAGTCCATCAAGGCCAGCGGCGCCAAGGGCGTCAAGATGTTCGCGGACCACAATTCGACCAAGCGGATCGGCGTGTGGACGGAGATCGCCGAAGACGAAAAGGGCCTGTTCGTGAAGGGCCGGCTGCTGCTCGAAAAGCAAGACGGCAAGGACGCCTATATCGACCTCAAGGAGGGCGTCATCGACGCCATGTCGATCGGGTATCGTGCGGTCGATCATTCCTACGATGGGCGGCGCAAGGCGCGGCTGTTGAAGGAAGTCCGTCTGTTTGAAATCAGCCTGCTCCCGTTCGGAATGAACGAAAGCGCCCGCGTGACGGGCTTCAAGTCGGCTGAGGACATCCAGACCATTCGAGAGTTTGAGGAAGCGCTGATCAACGGGACGTTGCCGGCGCTGTCCGCGAAGGAAGCCAAGGGCCTTCTTGCCGGCGGCTTCCGTGCAATCCGATCCGAGCGGGATGCCGGTGGGGTGAGCGAAGAACTGGCGGAACTCGTCCGCCGCAATACCCAACTCCTCCGTTAAGGAACCCATCATGGAACTGCAAGAGTTCAAAAGCCTGCTGGACAAGCAGGGCGAAGCCTTTGAGGCATTCAAGGCGACGCACGACGAGCTGAAGAAGGCCGATGTTGTGACGGCCGAGAAGCTGACGCGCATCGAGAAGTCGTTGGATCAGGCCGTCGAGGCGAAGGCCGCAATCGAAGCCGCGATCAAGGCCGAGAAGGCCGAACGCGAGGCTCTGGAACTCAAGATCAATCGCTCCGGCCTGAGCGGCACCGAAACCGAGATCAAGCGGGCGCTGGAACGCAAGGAGTTCAACCTCCAGATCGGCGGGATTATGGCCGAGAAGCGCCAGGCGTTCACGCCGCTGGATGAGGCCGGATATGACGCCTACAAGGCCGCGCTGGATGTCTACACCAGGAAGGGTCGCGACGCCCTGAACTCCGACGAGTTCAAGACGTTGGCGGTCGGTTCCGACCCGGATGGCGGCTACTTCGTGACTCCGGACACGGGCGGGCGCATCGTCCGCAAGGTGTATGAAACCTCCCCCATGCGGCAGATCGTGTCGGCTCAGACCATCTCCACCGACGCGCTGGAAGGCATCGAGGACCTGGGAGAAGCCGGCGCCGGCTACGCGGGCGAACGGTCGCAGGGCAGCGACACCACGACGCCGCAGGTCGGCAAGTGGCGCATCCCGGTATTCTGGATCGACACCGAACCCAAGACCACGCAGCAACTCCTCGACGACGCATCGGTTGACATCGAGGGCTGGCTGTCAGGCAAGGTGGCGGACAAGTTCGGCCGTTTCGAGAGTGCCGAGTTCGTGACGGGCGCGGCGAACAAAATCCGCGGCATCACCAGCTACACCATGGCGGCCGACAGCGGATCGGGCGTCACCTGGGGTTCGGTCGGCTATGTGGCGACCGGCACCTCGGCAGCGTTTCCGTCGTCCAACCCCGCCGACAAGCTGTATGACCTGACGGGCACCCTCAAGTCGGCGTATCTCGCCAACTCCAGGTGGTTGACGCGCCGCTCGGTCGTCACCGCCATCCGCAAGTTCAAGGACGGCATGGGCAACTATTTGTGGCAGCCGTCTTTCGTGGCCAACGTCCCGGAGACGATCATGGGCTATCCCGTGACGCGTGCCGAGGATATGCCGGCGATCGGGGCCGATAGCCTGTCCCTCGCGTTCGGTGACTTCGCGCAATTCTACCAGATCGTCGACCGGCAAGGCATCCGCGTGCTTCGCGACAACCTGACCAGCAAGCCTTACGTCAAGTTCTACACGACCAAGCGGGTCGGCGGGGGCGTGGTCAATTACGAGGCCGTGAAGTTCATGAAGTTCGGCACGTCGTAACTAGCGGAGACAGGGAGAACCACCATGAACATCCACAACCTCCTCAACAATACCAAGATCACGCGGGTTTCGGCGGACGGCGCTGGCGCCGCTTCCGCCACGCCGACCAAGGCCACCATCATCGACATGGACGGCTTTGACAGCGTGTGTTTCATCGCGGCGATGGGCAACGTTTTGGATACGTCGGTGCTGACGCTGAAAGCGGCGGGGGCAACGACCAATTCCACGGGCGCGATGGCTCTGCTGACCGGCAGCGCGACCTTCACGGCCGGCGCGTCGGACGCGGACGACAAGCTGATCATCCTGGACGTGGTGCGCCCTCCCTACCGCTACATCGAGGCGCAGCTGTTCCACGTGACCGCGAACGGGCCGTTCGATGGCATCTTTGCCATCCTATACAACGCGTCCCGCGTCCCGAC